AGGAAAAAGCGCTGTGGTCCGCTGTGTGCGCTGTGGTTGCCCAACATCGCTACCGCCGCCGCCAGGACTTAGGCTAGGTGGTTACCGCGCTCGCCTGGCGTGCGGCTGCGTGGTGGTGGTGGTGGTGGCGTATGCTGGCATCGACAGTGCGTGCAGTACCGCGCTTATGTTGGTGGTTATAATAGAAGGTAGGACACCGATGTGTCGCACGACATCGGCCAATGATAGATAATACACAAACGTATTCCATGGAAGGAGTCGGCCATTTGCCAAAACCGCAGAAACCTGAATCTGCTGATTCAGCAGCGCGCGAGCAGTATCGGCATCTGCAGCCCTACCAATGGAAGCCTGGCCAATCCGGCAACCCCAAGGGCAGGGCGAAAGGAACACGCCACCGGATCCAAGAGGCGTTTCTGCAAGATTTCCTGGAAGCGTGGTTGGCCTTCGGGCGCCCAGCTCTCATGGCCGCGGCGTGGACCAAGCCGGCGGAATTCGTGAAGGTCGCCGCCTCGCTGATGCCGAAAGAGGTGGATCAGACTATTACGACTATCAACATGGATCGCATGACGGATGAGCAGCTCGCAGCCATCGCCTTCGGAAGCAGCGGCCCACCTCTGGAAGAGGCTGAGGACGAGGGAGCGGTTCACTAACTTCTGTCGATTGTACGGTGTCGAGCCGGCGCCGCATCATCGGCTGATTATCAATCGACTCGTTCGTGTTTCACGGGGAGAGTTCAATCGCCTGGCGATATTCATGCCGCCTGGCAGTGCCAAGTCTACCTACGGCTCGATCCTGTTTCCGGCGTGGTACCTCGGGCAGCATCCGACGCATTCGATCCTGGCGGCGTCGCACACGACTGAGCTGGCGGAAAAGTGGGGTCGGCGCGTTCGCAACCTACTCAACGAACGTGGCCCGGTTCTTAAGCTATCTGTGTCGGAGGATAACGCAGCGGCTGGACGCTGGTCCGTCAAGCAGGGTGGCGAGTATTACAGTGCTGGTGTTGGCGTGGGCATTGCTGGGTTTCGTGCGGATCTGGCTATTATTGACGATCCTGTGCGGTCGCGCGAGGACGCAGATTCGGCGCTCGTTCGAGAGCGTACGTGGGACTGGTTCAAGAGCGATCTAAGCACGCGTCTCAAGCCAGGCGGCCGCATCGTGCTGATCCAGACCAGGTGGAACGAGGATGATCTGGCGGGCCGAGTGCTCGAGGAGATGAAGAAGGGCGGCGATCGGTGGGAAGTGCTTTCGCTACCGGCAGAGGCGGAAGAGGACGACCCGCTCGATCGCCAGCCCGGCGAATTCCTCTGGGATGACTCGTATGGCTACGGCGAATTCCTGCGCCACGAGAAGCGCACGCAGCCGGCGCGCAATTGGAGCGCACTCTACCAGCAGCGGCCGGCAACCGAAGGCGGTGACTACTTCAAGGCTGAGTGGCTGCGGCCGTACACGATCCATCCTGATCCACAAACCCTGGCTGTTTATGGTGGATCCGACTATGCAGTCACGTCTGATGGAGGAGACTATACGGTTCACATTGTCGTTGGTGTCGATGCAGACAGCCGTGTCTATCTTCTGGACCTGTGGCGTGGCCAGGCTGCTAGCGATCGCTGGATCCGAGAGTGGTGCCGCCTGGTCCGCGAGTGGAAGCCTTTGGACTGGGCCGAGGAGACGGGCCAAATTAGTTCTGGTCTCGGACCATTCATCGAGCAGGAAGCCAGACGATCGCGAGCCTACGTGAACCGCGAGCAGTTTCCGACCCGGGCCGACAAGCAGGTGCGGGCGCAATCGATCCGCGGCCGCATGTCGATGGACGGGCTCTATGTACCGACGTCGGCGCCGTGGTATGCAGACTTTCGCGCCGAGCTGCTGTCGTTCCCGGCCGGCAAGCATGATGACCAGGTCGATGCGCTCGGCCTCGTGGGCCAATTGCTCGACGTCATGATAGAAGGAAGGCTCCCGCCGAAACCAGAACCGGAGAAACCGAAGGTCGGTTATCGGGCGGTGGAAGTAGAGCAGGAGAGCTGGAAGGCTTACTAAGTGCTAGTCGACTCGAGCGGGTGACGGTATTCCGCTTCCGGGTTATACGCCGGCATTGGCTACCGACGAGGAGTATCGGCAGGCCCGGCGCGATGCCTTTCATCTGCGTTGGGGTAATGGGCTGGATTACCCGGAGGTTGGCGCAAGGCACGACTGGGCTCACCCGCCACTTGGCTTTTGACCGAAGTGGACGTCCGCTCTTTCAACTCTTGGTTACAGTTGCAAGCTCTACATCAACACTGTTACACTTCCATGCAGAACCGTAACAGTCTGCCTTCAAAAATGAGAAAAACCCATGGAAAACGTTGCTGCCATCCTCTGCGCTCCAACGTCAGTAAGTGTAACAGTTAGACGCCCTGCCCGGCCGCGCGAGTATCTGACCGAACGGGAGATCGAGAAGCTAATTAAGGCTGCGGGGGAAAACCGCTGGGGCCATCGCGACGCCACGGCCATCCTGATCGCCTACCGCCACGGCTTGCGAGCGAGCGAGCTCGTGGCCCTGCGATGGGATGATATCGACTTCCAAACCGGGAAACTGCATGGTCGGCGCGCCAAGGGCGGCACGGCCAGCGTTCACCCGATCGGAGGCCGAGAACTGCGCGCCCTGCGGCGGCTAAAGCGTGAGGCCCCTGCAAGCGTCTATGTGTTCGTCAGTGAGCGCCTGGCACCCCTAAGCGTTGCCGGCTATCAGCGCATGGTCGCGCGGGCTGGCGAGGCGGCTGGCTTCCCATTTCTTGTTCACAGCCACATGCTGCGTCATTCCTGCGGGTACAAGCTTGCCAATGACGGCCAGGACACGCGGGCGATCCAGCATTATCTCGGGCACAAGTCGATCAATTCGACCGTCCGTTACACGGCTTTGGCGCCGGACCGATTTAAGGGCTTCTGGAAAGACTGACTCGACACGGGCCATTTCTGGGTCAACGCGAGGCATTCAATGCGATTTCGACGTCGCCGCGTGAAGTGATGAACGGCAACCGCGTAATGTTCGTTGTCGAGTATGAAGATGGCAGGACCGCTGAGTTCTCGATAGACCGATGGACCCTGAGCCTCGGCGATTATGCTGCCAGGATCATAGCTCGGCAGCGGCAGGAAAAAGGCGACTTGCCTCCCGGCCAGATCAGGGCAGTCAGGCGCATCCGTTCACCCGAGTGAAGCGACGTTGCTTGATGCATGACGACCAGCTGAAAGCCTTGGGCAGACCCGCCGGCACAGTGTGTCGACACAGCGCCGGGGTTTCCCGCGGTTTATTTATTAGGCAGTCGGGTTCGCGGTGACCACCGCAGATACAGTGATGTGGACGTTCGTGTGTTTCTCAATCAATAGAAACCTGACGAAGTTACCGCGCCATGGTGGAGGCATCAAAATGAAGCCCCTTAGCGGACATCCCCATATGTCGCCTTTGATGTCGCTTTCGGGCGTAAAGCGGACATGGCTTTTTGCACTGCAAATGTCCGCTTTTGAGCGACGCGGCCTAAGTGCCTGAATTTGCTGGCGAGAGGTTTTACAGTTTTACAGTGTTTTACAATCGGCGTTCGCCGGATGTTCTAGATGTAATTTTTTCGGATGCCTCCCCGCAATGATGTCCGCTTTACACCCAAAAGCGGACATGTGCGCCGCAACTAGCGATGTCTGCTTTGGGCCAATAGCGGACATTGGCGTTTAGTTGCTTTGATCCGCTTTCTGCCAAAGCCGCAAGCTTGCGCCACTAGAAGACATCATAGCTTGGTGACATCGGCCAGTTTGATCTTCTTCGCGTGGGTGCGGACGGCCTTCGCATCCTCATCCTCGCTTTCGCCAGTGAAATAAATCGTGGTCTTGCCTTCGGCAACGTCGGTTCGGAGCACGATATGGCCACCCACTGCCGCCGCAACCTCAGCTACCCCCAGTTCGCCGCTTTTTTCCAGCTTCCAATAGCGCTGTGCCATGGTTCACCTCAGAATGTTGTCTGGCAACTGCGTGATCGCCCTTCGATCTCGATATATTCTGCTTGCGCCTGCACGATGTCACCGTGGGAAATACCGTGCAAAATGGAAAACAGTGCATTGCTCGACCCGTCAGTTATCGGTTCTAAGTAACCCTCGAATGGGTACAGCCAGATTAGCCCACTTGGCAGCGGTGGCGGGCGCAGATACCACGTGGTGGTCCCAGCAACCACGCCGCGTGTTAGGCACAGCAAAATGCGGTTGATCAGCACGATATTGCGGCTTTGGTTTCGGATGCGGAGAAACGCCCGATTCCCTGATCTATCGACACTAACGACAAGCGTGTGGCTGCCCTGAAAATTCGTTTCGCAAGGATTGCAGGCCATTGTCACCTCCCGCGAGAGCGCGACATCAAAACTGTAACTCATGTGTAACGCGCCCGAATGCAACATAAGCGTGCCAAGCAGAATTCTTGTGTGACGCGGCTCACACACTAAAAAATCTGGATTAGCCCTGGTTTTCAATGTCCGCTTATGACCCAAAGCGGACATCGGCCTGCCCCTTTCAAAGTAGCTTTGCCAGTTGGTACGATGCTCTGTCTTGAGCCTCGGGGCGACAATGAGGCGGCGCGAGTTTATCACGCTTATCGGCAGCACA